TTGATTAAAAAACAAAAAAAAAAAAAAGGCGGTGTCGTCCTCCTTGTTTTTTTTGGCCGAGTTGTGTATAAGAGAGGATTTGTGTTAGATGACTAATGACACCTTTCACAACTACATTATACTATGTCAAGTCGGTTCATTTAAGTCCAAAATACTCCAAAACACTCCAAAGTACTCCACTATGAAAGGAGCTCCCCTAATTCGTTCAATGCTTTATTTTTTAAATTGAAGTAACTGCTTTTTTCGTAATATATCATCGCTTGTACTTTCTTAGGGAATGCCCCATTTATGTATTCTTGCGACAATATGATACGCCCTGGTATACATTCTATCTGTTCAATTAAAGCCCTTGCTTCTTCCCTTTTTGCAATGAGCTTTGCTATCTCCCGTTTTTTGGCATCTACCGTATCTACAAGTCTAGCCACATCGCCTTCAAGACCTACTGGAGTACCGCCTCCTGATACTCGGTCTTTAGAATAATCAATCGCCGATAAGGTGATGATATCATACTGCAGTTTGCGAATATCTTGCCGTAGTGATTGAATACGAATCGCAATCAGCTTGATATCTTGCAGATACGCAGTCGCCTTTTCTTTATAATCACTCATGCTGCATTACCCCTTTGATGTATCGGTCTAAGTACCACCGCGCTTTTTTTTAGGTCTTCGAGTTTATCCCCTTTATACCCTGCTCTTGCGATGTACTTGATAACATTACCTAGATGATAAGGAAGCTGTTGATCCTCGATAAAATCGATAACCTCAATCTTACCTCGTGTGTAGTGTGAAGGATGATTGATAACATCTTCTTTAATGGCCTTAACTTCATGCTCCTCGATAGTTTGGGCTACCGGTTCTACCGCTACTTCCTTCTTCTTAGGTACTTTCGAATATTTAGGTAGACACTCCGGACAATATTTAGGCCAACGACCTTGCGCCTTTTCCTTTGTATGAATAAAAGCTGTGCCACATCCTTCACACGTTAGCTCTTTACTAACGCCTGCACCAGGAGGTGTCATAACTTTTTCGCACTCAGGACAGTAATCCTCGTGTGTTCTTACTGTGAATGTGTCTCCGCATCGTCTACATTTCTTTTGCATAGTTCTACTCCTTATACAATTCTTTACGATATTTAATAGCTTCTAAGAGGGCGTCTTGCCCTACTTCTTTGCGTTCTAATGCTTTCATGACTTGCTCGTCCATCGTTCCTTTGGTAACTAGATGATGAATAATCACAGGTTGTGTTTGCCCTTGCCTGTGTAGTCTCGCATTCGCTTGTTGATACTGTTCAAGGCTCCACGTTAGCCCATACCATACGATGATGTTGCCACCGGCTTGAAGGTTTAAGCCGTACCCTGCTGATGCGGGATGTGCCAGTAACATTTGAATGTTGCCTTTGTTCCACTCAGCTACATCATCATCGGTCTTAAGTTCGACGGCTTTCGGGAACGCCTCTTTGATTGACTGAAGGTCATGCTTGAAGTTGTAGAACACTAACATCGGTTTTCCTTCATTCGTTTCTACCAATTCTTTCAAGCGTTCAATCTTCTCGTTATGGACGACTACAATTTCACCGTCATCGTTATAAATGGATCCATTCGCCAGTTGTAACAATTTGCCGGCGAGTGCTGCTGCATTAAGCGCGCTCACATCGTCATCACTGGCTAAACTAAGCACGTGCTCACGTTCCATCTGTTTATAGAGTTCCCATTCTTTAGGGTTCATCTCTACTGTGATGACATTCTCGATACGTTCAGGTAGTGTAAGATAGTCCTTCGCTTTTAAGCTCATGCAGATATCCTGCATCTTGCTGAATATCGCTTTGTCTCCACCAGGCAGTAGTCGGTAGCTATACACGACGTGCCCGTTGGTTTTGTCCGGTGTAAAATACCGGGTACGATATTCGGTAATCGTCTTACCTAATCGTTCACCGCCATCTAATAAATACATCTGCGCCCAAATATCAAGTAACGTATTCGGTGCCGGTGTACCTGTTAAAATGACGATACGTTTAAACAGTGGACGGAGTTTTCGTATAGCTTTAAACCGTTTAGCCTGTGGGTTCTTAAATGAAGAACTCTCATCGATAACTAACATATCAAAAGGGAACGATTTTTTCTTATGGTAGTACTCATATAACCATTGCACGTTTTCACGATTTATCACATAAATGTCAGATTCACTCTCTAAGGCGTGTATACGTTCCTTCTCGGAACCTAACACCTTAGCCACCGTTAACCGCCGTGTAGCACTCCATTTTTGCGATTCTTGGGCCCATGTAGATTCTGCTACCTTCTTAGGTGCGATGAGTAATACTTTTTTAATGTCAAAGTAATCATACATCAGCCGGTCAATCGCAATAAGTGTAGATATGGTTTTACCTAACCCCATATCTAGTAACAATCCGTAATGGGTATTGTCAACGATTCGTTGTATTGCAATGCTTTGATACTCGTGTGGATGAAAGTCCATGTATCGCCCTTTCCATATCTTCAACAAATAACTTGGCATCAGACATCCCGGTTACGACGAACACTAAAGCGCCTTGTTTTCGTAATCGTGAAATCTGTACTCGTTGATTAGCCATCAGCTTACCGTTCGTATCCTTTAACTCGACGAATATAACACCGCCTCCAGGAAGTACAATAATCCGATCTGGCACACCATCATTTCCAGGGGACACGAATTTCATATATATACACCCCAGTTTTTTGAGTTGATTTCCTAACCATCGCTCGATGTCTTTTTCCACGTTCTCACCTCGTTCTCATTTAATAATTGGACACACCCTCGGACACGCCTATGAACCCGCACCAATACTGGATTTATGGGGGGGGGTGTGTCCGAAGTGCCCAATTTTTTTCCAACATATATATATACGCGTATTTGCGTTTTTTACGCTTATATATATACACCCAATTATTCATATATTTATTTTTTTATTTTTATATAAATAATTGGACACACTAGATACACTTTACTATTTAGATTAGCGGTTATCTGCTTTTTGGCCGTGTCCGATTAGTGTGTCCAAGCGTGTTTAGTGTGTCCAATTATTACACTATATCAAAATTCATCGATGTATAGGCTTGAATATTTATTTTTACAAACATTCATACCTATCAAATAATTGGACACACCTCAAATAATTGGACACACCTACTTACCATGATTTCGTTTATACATTGATAGGAGGTCTGTACCTTCCTTTATAAACGCTCTTTGAGGGCCGTAAAGCCTGCCAAAACGTGCCTTTCCTGTTCCTTTTGTATATGGGTTCCAGCCTGGCGTTGACTGTAATATGTCAATAATCTCTCTAGCCTTTGCGTTCTGCAGGTTCTTCCTGTCCCCGCCAAGCACTTCACACCATATCTCAAGGGCACACACTCGTTCCCGCTGCACTGAACCACAATGATCGTCATCGCCATAATTAGCGACATAATCTCGTCTATCGTAGATATCCATTGTCTCCCAATCTTCAGGAAGTAGCATGTCGAGGTACTCTTCAATAAGACCTACGAGTTCACCGCCTTCTGTGTGGGATAATTGAATTCTAAGGGCTTCTTCTTCAAGTGCTCCTTCGAGTACTAATGGCTCACCTTCAGACCAATACACGAACGCTTCTGCCCATAATTGGTCAATTTCCGCTTTTGACAAGTCCCAGGAGTGCTTTGTCTTCCGGTCCTTATCGCCAGTAATTGGCCAAAATCGACGGTTACCGGTGCGGTCTTTAAGGAACATAAGATTATTAGTAGAACCAGCGAATACACATTGGCGAGGGTACTCTTCGGTGCGTCTACCATACGGAGAACGGAACCGGTCAGAGGTACGGCTGATAAAGGCCTTAACGATTTCATTATCGTTCTTGTAGGTCGGTGCCAGTTCGGCAAGTTCGACTATCCAAGAACCTTGAATTTGTTCTAGGGCATCTTTGGTTTTGATATCAACTAAGGAGTTGTTAAACCATTTACGGCCTAAGCGTTCTAAGATTAAGGATTTACCAAGACCTTGAGAACCATATAACACAATCGCCGTATCAAACTTAACGCCTGGATCCATAACACGAGCTACGGCACCACACATCCATTTACGAGTAACAGCTCTAATGTATTCGGTATCCTCGGCACCAATATAATCGATGAAGAGGGTATCTATTCTACATTCGCCATCCCAAGTAAGCCCTCTTAAGTACTCACGCACAGGGTGGAACTTATTATCTTGCGTGACTTCCTGGAGCGCATCGTCGATGATGCCTTTACCCTTGATGAGGTATTTCGTAGCGAAGTAGTTACGTAAGCATGCATCGTCAGTATCCGTCCAGTAAGGGGTTTCGTCCTTACCACGCCAAGGAAGGTCGTCAATCACGACTAAGCGGTGCGCGAATTCGTCAAGTCGGATTTTACCTTTAAGTGTAGGGTCTTGTTTAAGAACTACAAGGCAGTTGTACACGTCAGATTCAGGGGTACCATTTTTATCACGCTTAAGCTTCGATAAAAAGTCCTCGTCATCGTCTGTGATATCCTCAAACTCCATATCCGCCATACGTTCCTTATCGAGCAGGATGGGTGCTGCGCCGTCTTCGTTCACAAAGTCAATCATGTCTTTGTAGCTTGGTAATTTAGTGACGGCGGTCTCGTCTGCTGGGTCCTTATCTCCGAATAAGTGGATCCGGACAAGGTCAAAGGCATTAACGAGCTTACCACTGATGGGGTCAGTCGCATGGTTGGAGTAAGCAAAGGTGTCGTTATCGTAAATGACTAAACCGCCGACTGAGCTACCGGCTACGTATGTGTACCTGTCTTCTACGGCTGTAGGTTCATAGACTTCAGGGAGAAACTTATGAATAGCTTCCGTGATACTGTAACTCCGACAAAAAGCACCGATAAGGCCTTTTTTCTCTAAAGGGTTACCTTGTTTCTTGGCCGCATCAAGGCGAATTTGTGATTCCTTCTCCGATGTTGGCCAAAGGCTCGTATCTCGCCAGTCTCTGTAAGTACTCAAATAGGTATCTACTGAAACAAGTGAACCTTCGCTATGTTGGTAAACGTACTCCACATCCTTAGGATGGCTTGGCCAATACATAAGGCGTTCAGCCTGGTGCGTGGATGGGTCGAAAAATTCAATACCGATGTTATCTGCAATCCGTCTCGAGACTGCTTGATACTCGTCCGGTGTCATCGGTCTATCGACTGGGATAATCACACGGTAGCGAGGATTGTCAGCTGTGTGGCTGTGCGTACTGTAGAGTACATATTCCATAC